CCGAGAACGTCTCTAGGAATGCCTGGAGGTCTTGCCGCTTGGTTTCGGTCAGAGCGAAATCTCCGGCCGTGAGCTTTTCAAGCAAGCTCTTGGTCCGCTCACCGAACAGACCGGCTGCTTGGGCAATGAGCCGTGCGAGTTCTGCTGTGCTCAACTCAGCAAGACTCGGCTCGTCGTGAGTGTGCTCGTCGTCAGCTTTGCCAACACCAGCCGCTTTCGCGTGCGCTTCGAGGTGCGCCTCTGCTTTACTGCGCTGCGCGTCAGATACGCCAGTCATCTGCGGTGCCCTCGCAAGTGCGTTGCGCAAGTGCGGCAAGTCCACGGCACCGTCAGCGTTGTGGTGCGGCAGCTTGCGCTGCTGGTTGCCAGCGTCGTCGGTGTACACGAGCGCAAACGCTGAGTCGGGGAGTGCGTTGACGTACGCAGTTGTCCATGTTGCCTTGAGCGCTGAGTCAACGGCGTCGATGGCTTCCATGCAGGAAGCACAGAAAGCGAGGTGCTTGACATTTTGGACAGTTGCTTCCTCGTTCATTGGCAAGCTGACGACGCTATTTTCTAGCAGATCAACGGCTTTGAGCCGGCGCGTCATGTCCATCGGCCCGTCGCCGGTATCTTCGAACTCCCATTTCGTCGGAATATAGCCGATGCTCATGCTGCGCACAGCACCTGCTTTGAGCAGTTTGTACGCTTCCTCGCCGCGCGTGGTGTCCACGAGTTGCCACGTACCGAGCAAGCCCTTGCCGTCTTCTTTGATCGACTTCTCGATGCCGATAGGCTCGCTCATGTTGTGCTGCCAGAGCAGCGGCCGAAACGGGCGCGACTTGAGCGAGTCGGCAAACGCACCTTTTTCGACAATGTCGCCACCGTGGTCGGTGTTGCCGAACGTACTTGAGTACGCCGTGAACTGCATACCCGCATCGCCGGCCTTGATTTCGACCAGTTCGAGCGGTGTCGATTTGTACAGCAAGAGCCGGACTCCCTTCTCTGATCCGGGCATGGCATCAGCCAGAGCCGGCGTAAACGATTTTGTCAGCCACATTTCCGCTTCGGCGTGGCTGCGAGCATTGTTATGACATGAGCAAGTGTGAAGTTTGCCAAACCGAGCGAGACGAGTTCGGCATCTGCGATTGGTACTGCCCAGTCATCATTGCTGAAGACGATCAGCTACGAGCCGAAGCTGCCGAAGCGATAGCGCAGCCGGACGATGATCCCGAGATGACGCAGCGCATGATCGAAGTCGCTCGCGAGACGCTCGCGCTCATTCGGTTTCGTAAATTGGTCCAAAATTGCCCATAGAAAGCTATTGCATTCTGTAAGCAGAGCGCTTATATTGAGTACATGAGCAGCGCAACCCCAGCCAGCAAGTGCATCTGCAATCGAACGCATCGAAACGGTGGCGTATGGGTCACTTCAACCGGCATCGAGCACGGTTGCCGATACGCAGCAGCCATCGAGAACGAGCGCTGGCAGCACAGCGCAGCCGGGATCATCGAACTCGCTGCTCAGTACCGCGCAGACGGCGAGCGCCATTTCGGCAAAGCAGTCCGCAGCGACGGTTCAATCTCAGACTTCCGCCTTCAAGAAGCACGAGCCGCTTACGCCAAGGCTTACGAACTGGAGAACTGATGAACACCATTCAAACGCTCGCAGCGAACGAAGCGCTCGGATTCGAAGCAGACGAAGCGATGGAAGTCTACTTCGACGTTGTTTTCTCGCCTTGCATGGAAGTCGTCGCGCATCACACTGAGCTTCGAGATGCGCTCATCGATGAAGGCCATCAGTTCAACGAAGATTGCAAGCTCTGCCGTTGTACCGAATGCGACGGACTCATCCACCGCTCAGCCTTTTGCCCAGGAGCTACCTCATGAGCGACAACTGGAAGTCAGTTGACAAAGCGTTCACCGCGTGGCTGCAAAGCCTCGAAACAGCGCCGCCGTTCGAGCGCAACAAAGTGTACGAAGCCTTCGCTGCTGGCTACCGCGCAGCACTCAGTGAACTACGCGACTACGCTGCACAACAGCGATTGGAGAGCTGATCATGAAGTCGATTTACCGAGCAAGCGGCATCCGCAAAGGCAAGCATCTGACTGCCGGAGAGCGCGCTGAGCGTCTGCGCGAAATCGAGCGCATCGAACGCAAGCGCTACCACGATCTGCGATTCAAATATCACTGCGCGACTTCTGGCTGCGGCTCGCCTTTGTCTACGCTCAGCTACAGCGAGGCGCGAGTCGAGTCTGCTGACGCAATCTGGAACGTGCCGGTTGCAACTCTGACCTGTACTGCCGGGCACGTAAACGAATTGAGGTTGAGGCTATGAGAGCGACTGAACTTCTTGCTTGGCGCAACCAGGCCGGCTTGACACAGCCGGCTCTTGCTGCGTTGCTCAGCGTTCACCCCATGACGATTTCAAAGTGGGAGCGCGGCGTGGTTGCTATCCCGCCGTATCTTAAGCTCGCACTGCAAGCGCTCGACATTCGCGCTGATGGCTGGCTCAAGCAGACGCCAGAACCAGCCGTGGCTGTGAGCGAAAGCGCTCAATAGCGCTCGACCACGCGTCAGGCCAACGCCACCAGTTGTTCGCCAGCGAGTGATGCTCCATGACTGTCCGGCGCGCGTTGCGCCGGATCGTCCTTCGGTACTCTGCGCTCTCAACGAGCCTGCTTAGAGCACTAACCCAATCGCTTGCAGTCTGAGCGACGAGCGCATCCTCGTACCCAAACTGGTTTGTCTCCTTGCCGTACAAGGTTGTGCTTACGACGCAAGAAGACCCAGCAAGCGTCATCTCGTACCACTTGATGCAACTCTTCGCCGTGTTGAACGCTGTCGGCGCGACAATGCAGCAGCCGATATCGATGTTCTGCAGCGCTCGCGGGTACTCGTGAAGCTCAAGCCACGGAAGCGTCACACGTCGATTCTGCGGCACGCAATCAGCCAAAACCTGCGGTATGTGTCCCTGAACGACAAACATCACGTCCGGGTAGCGCCGCGCGACCTCAGCCCATGCAGACGCCAGCGGGAGCACGTCGATATCTTGACGCGTCCCGCCAGCCCAGCCGATTGTCAGTCGGCCGTCTAGCTCGGGGATTCTGCCAACGCCTTGCAGCGTTTCTTTCCACCACGCTGTGTCGATAGCGTTCGGGATCACGTATGTCGGCACGTCGGTTGTTACGTACGTCTCGACAATCGTCTTGAGCCGCTGTGTGCTCACCGTGATGCCGTCGCACATCTTGAGCAGCCGAAACTTCTCTAAGCGCTCCCACTCAAGCTGTTCGTAGCCCTTGGCGCGCTCTTTTTCGAATAGTTGGTATTGCCGCTGCACGATGCCTGGCGTAAACACGTCGTCATCGACTTCGTACAGCCACGCCAAGCCGGCTTTGTGAATCGCCTTGATCCACACGTCTCCGATGCCTTCAGCCGGCCAAACGATGCGCGGCGTAATCACAGCGTCGTAACGCCCCGCTGCTACGAGCGGCAGCACCTTGTCGCTCGCGTCTTTGTGGCACCACTCAGCGATAAAGCCGTGTCGCTGTAGTTCATCGAACGGTTGCCAGATACGCCACATCGAGCAGCCTGTCTCGTCGCCAACGAGCGCTAGGACGCTTGTCACTTCTTGGGTTGTTTTGGCTTGTTCTCGCTCAGCCGACGATCTGCCGGCGTCTGCTTGGATGGTTTGCCGCCTTTTTCGACCACGACTCGCTCCTAAACGGCTTTATGTATGCGTACTGGGCTGTTGACGTTGAACGTTCGATGTGTCGGTAGCTGTCCCTCCGATTGCACTGTGAAAATCAGCACTTGACGGCGCGTCATCTTCACTGACGGCTCAATCGACAAGACTGTAGCGCGAACAGTTTTATTGCTCGCTGTAACTTCGATCACGTCTCCGACAGCAACGTCAGCCGCAACCTTGATCGGCTGCATTAGCTGAGCAACTCGATAAGCTCCGCGAGTCGGTGCCGTGCTGCTTGCCTGAGCGCTTCTTGCTGCTGAGCTTCGGCCATGACTTTTCGCTGCATCTGGTCGTTCCAGTTGTCCAACTGCTGCTGCGCATCGCGCACCAACTGCTCAAATTGAGCAATCCGCTCAAGATACGCAGCGACTGTCGCTTCGTGCGCTTCGCCTTGCTGGCGTAACTGCCGCTGCAACGCGTCGATTTCCTCTTGAGACTTCGTTAGCTCGATGCTGGTTTGCGCGTGTTTGTCTTGCAGCAGTTCGAGCATGCGCTCAGCATTGGCTACCTCAATCTTCGCTTCGTCTAGCTGCGCTCGCAGCTTCTTGACTTGCGCCTTCTCCCAGAGGCCGCTCGCGTGCTCGCGCCACAGTTCAGCTACTCGCACCAAGTCAGCGGCTTCGTCAAACTGCTCGCTCATGAACGACTGGAACGACTGCAGCGCTTCGGCTCGCTCGTTTCTCAGCGCTACCACTTCGTTCAGGAGCCGCCGAACGTCAGTTTGGTACCAGTTTTTCGCGCCCTCGTCGGTAAGCAGCGTATTTGCTCGCCGCGCCATTGCCACAAGGTCAGTCTGGTCGATGCGCATCTCTACAGCCACGCAAACTACTTTATGGCATGTTGCCGAAAACCGGGCTGAGCGTCAGCGTGCAGTTTGGGTGAGCCAAGTTCGGCGGGCTGCTGATCGGGTAGATGCGACCGTCGCGGTCAGCGCACTCAGCGTGCTGGATGCCGTCGTGAGCTTCGACGTGAGTGATACGACCTCGCCCGAGTTGGCGAAATCTATCAACTGTTGCAGCGAGTTGCGCCTTCTGAAGCTCGGTGCGAGCAACCATCGCCGGCCTACCGGCCCATGTTTCTTCAAATAAGCCCTCGATGCCAGCGAATTTCGGCGTGCCGTACGCGATCTGATGCGGAGTCAAGCCCATCGCTGCGCCTTTGGCAATGCGCTCAGCAATCGCTTTCTGCGTCGCTTCGTCTACATGCACTGCTGACGCGTGCGCTTGCAGCACTAT